TTGATCTATTGAACGCTGGGCAACCAGAGGGCATGGAAGATGCTGAATGGGCTGACACTGTGTCACGCAACGTAGAGCATCTACAGCTAATGGTTGCTAAAGACTTCTGGACTACAGAAGACATGACAGCGGTTAATGCAGCTATTGCAGCAAACTCATAACTGTGATACAATAACTAAGCACTGTATGTGCTATACGTAACAATAATAAAGGAGATACGTAATGGGAAAGAATGAAAAAACCCCTATCACTATCAACGACAAAGAATACTTCGTTGAAGACCTAACTCAAGAGCAACAGACTATGTTGAACCACGTGAATGACCTAGACCGCAAGTTGTCTAGTGCACGTTTTAACTTAGATCAACTTGCTATTGGTCGTGAAGCATTTGTAAACATGCTTGCTAAATCGGTTGAAGAAGCAACACCTGAAGAAGAAGAGGCTGCATAAACATGCAAGAGAGTTGGCACTTATCTAAATCTGTACCTATTACATTTATTGTAGCAGTAGTAATGCAAACAGTTGCATTGGTTTGGTATGTGTCAACTCTTGACGCATCTATTAAGCAGAATGCTCGTGACATAACTAAACATGAAGCACGAGTAGAAGCACTAGAGAAAACAGTACAGTCACAGGCTGTAACACTAGGACGTATAGACGAAAACCTAAAAGCTATTCGTGACCTAGTAGAACAAATGGCAAGGCGACAGGATGAACGTTAATGGAAGACTTAAAGTTACCTATAGCCCTTGTAGCTGCAATGGCTGTACAACTAGCTGGGGGAGTATGGTGGGTTAGCCAACAGGCTGCTACCATTGCCTCACTAGAAGAGACAGTCTCTCAACTAGGTAGCCGTATGGCTATAGAGGATAACGTAAATCTTAGACGTGACGTTCAAGACAATGCTATGGAGATTGAGTATCTCTGGGATGAGACTGATGAGTTATGGGAAGAAGTAAATAACCTATCTCGTACCATTATGGAGATTACTAAACTACAGCAACGTGTAGCCTTACTAGAAGCTGAGTTAAAGTATATCAATAGAGATCATAACAATATGTTAGACCGTAAAGGTGACATGAAGTGATTGATCCAGTAACATGCGTTGGTTTAGCTACATCAGCATTTAATGCTATCAAACATGGTATATCTGTTGGTCGTGACTTACAAGACATGGCAGGTCAGCTATCTCAATGGGGTCAGGCATTTAGTGACTTTAATTACGCTGAAGAGAAGTCTAAAAACCCTCCATTCTGGAAAGCATTATCTGCACCTAAAAATGATAACACAGCTATAGAAATCTTTGCCCATCGTAAGAAGATGGAAGAGATGCGTAAGCAGATTAAAGATCATATTAGCTTTGTATACGGCCCATCTGCATGGGAAGAAGTATTGCAAATAGAAGCACAGATGCGTAAAATAAGAAAAGAAGAAGCCTACCGTAAGCAAGAAATGCAAGAGACTATTATAAGTTGGATAGTAGGCATATTGGCTTTTTTATGTGGCGCAACAATACTATTTGTATTAATATACATAGTTGGCAAAAACCAAGGTAGATGGTAATAGGAAAATAAAATGATGCAGTTTCAAGGATTTAAACCAGATGCACTCAAGCGTATTGCAGGTACTCTTGGTTATCAAGGTGACATGAACAGCTTTGAACAATATCTGATGGACAATCCAGATAAAAAGCAAACTATGGATATGTACAATAACAAAGCTATGCAAATGGCTATGGGTGGCGCAGTACGTAAAAAGTATAATGTAGGTGGTTTAACAAACTCAGGTCTAGATGCTATCAATGCGGGTATAGCATATGAAAATGAATTATCTAGGAATCTTGTTGCTAGTACTGGTATGACTGGTATGACTCAAGACCCACTTGCATCTTTCGCAAATAGTGGACAAATTTTGCCTGTGTCAGCTAATGCAGACCCACGTGGTTTGCCTCAATCTACTACACCTGCTGATCCACGTGCAATACCGCAGCAATACATTCCACAAACTAACTTTACACCTGAGATGAATCTACAAGATGTAATGGTAGCACAGGCTAAGACACCAGGATTACCTACTGGTGCTACTGTAGTTCCTGTGGGTACACAGATGACTGCTGAACAGTTTGTATCACCTACATCAGGTCAGGTAGTAGGTGCAACTGCAGTACCAACTGCACTAGCCGCAACTGCACAGGCACAGCAGCAACAAGCTACTGCTGCAGGACAAATGGCACCTGCCATTGCAACACCACAAGTATCTCAAGTAGCTGCTGAAACACAAGCTGCACAAGCAGGTACACCTGAAGCCATACAAGCTGCACAACAAAATCAATCTGCTCTGTCATCTATGCAAGCTGCTCAAGGTACAGCTAACATCATGACTAACCCTATGCAACGTGAGATACAGCAAGGTGAACTCATTAGTGGTGCTGCAGATGCTACAAAGGCTGCACAGTTCACTGAACAAGTTCAGGCTGCTCAGGCACTACCAAGTGAAAAGGCTACTGTACAGGGGCAGCTAGAAGGGCTTATGCAAGACTTTGAAGGTGGTCAGACACCTGTATGGGCTGCAGGAGCTATGAGAGCAGCTACAGCACAGATGGCTGCACGTGGTTTAGGTGCTTCATCTCTTGCAGGTCAAGCTATTATTCAAGCTACAATGGAAGCTGCGTTGCCTATTGCACAGGCTGATGCATCTACAATGGCACAATTTGAACAACAGAACTTGTCAAACCGTCAACAACGTGCTATGCTTGCAGCACAACAACGTGCACAGTTTATTGGACAAGAGTTTGATCAAGCATTCCAAGCTCGTGTACAGAACTCAGCACGTATTGGTGACATTGCCAATATGAACTTTACTGCTGAACAGCAGATTGCATTAGAGAACTCTCGTGCAGCTAACACAATGAACCTATCTAACTTGTCTAACAGACAGGCTATGGTTATGGCTGAAGCTGGTGCATTAGCTAACCTAGATATGGCTAACTTAAACAATCGCCAACAGGCTGCAGTACAGAATGCGCAGAACTTCTTGCAAGTTGATATGGCTAACTTGTCTAATCAACAACAGACAGAACTGTTTACAGCACAACAGCGTATTCAGTCTCTGTTTACAGACCAAGCTGCAATCAATGCAGCACAGCAGTTTAATGCTACATCACAAAACCAGACTGATCAGTTCTTTGCAAGCCTAGCATCTAATACTGCACAGTTTAATGCTACACAAGCTAATGCTCAGGCACAGTTTAATGCAGGTCAGGTAAACGTACTTGAACGTTTTAATGCTGAGATCAATAATCAACGTGAACAATTTAATGCACAGAACCGTTTGGTAATTGATCAGGCTAATGCTCAGTGGCGTAGAGAGATTGCTACAGCAGATACAGCAGCAGTTAACCGTGCTAATGAAATCAATGCTAGTTCACTTCTAGGTACGTCACAGTCAGCTTATAATAACTTGTGGCAGTACTATGCTGATAACATGGAATGGGCGTGGACATCAGCGGAAAATGAACGTAAACGTATTAATGATCTAGCTATGGTACAGCTACAGGCTGACTCACAGTTTGATGCACAAAAATATAAATCAGATGCAGAATCATCAGCAGGTTTTGGTTCTTTGATTGGATCACTGTTTACATCAGACCTAAGCAAGACACTGGCTGGTAGCATCTTAGGTGGAATTTTCTAAGTAGGAGAACATAAAAATGTATAACGTAGGATTTCAGGTAATGAATAATCTTGTAGTACCTGACGACAACGCTTCTGAAGAAATGACACAACCTAGTAACAGTCTTCTATCACGTAAGCCTAAAACAAAAGAACAAAGTATTATGGACTTAGAACCACGGGAACGTGTTGGTAGATACGTAGCGGATATTCGTAAAGCAAGAATGGGATTAAAAAATGGTTGATACTCCTAGCCCGTCATTTGATAGACCTATTGCAGGGCAGTCATTGACTGCTGAACTAGGTAATAGACCTTGGCAGCAACCTCCTCAGTATGCAACTGTAGAAGAGGCACTAGATTACTATGTACCACGTTTAGTTAATCCTGAGTTTACTGAAAATCTTTTTGATGTAATGGAAACTGGTATTCCACTTACTACAATTGCTAATGCAATGCAGTCAGCAGGTGTTATGGAAGGTAAGCACACAATTGATGTAGGCTTATTAATTATGCCTGTGTTAATTGAAACAATGGCATATCTTGCAGAAGAGTCTGACATTGAATATGTAGAAGGATCAAACATTACTACTGATCCTGATAAACCTTCAGACAGTCGTATTGCTCGTGCTATTGCTATGGTTCGTAAAGAGCAAGGCGAAGAACCTAAGATGGAAGACATGCCTGTGCGTGAAGAACAGGAAGTACCACAAGAAAATACTGGTGGTTTAATGTCACGGAGAAGTGCAGATGGCGTTTAATTTTATGGCAGCACTTGGTGGTTTTGGTCGCCAAGTTTCAGCAAACATTGAATCACAAAAAGAGTTTGATCGCCAAAAAGAATTTAAACTTGAATTGCTTGCAGAAGAAGAAGCAACTAAGATGCGGCTACAACGATCTGCTGAACGTAAAGCCCAACGTGAAAAAGACAAAGCAACTGCAGGTAAGCTAAAAGCACTAGGGTTTACAGATGATCGTATTGCATTTGCTCTTGCGCAAGGAACTGGCTATGCAGATGGTATAGCTGACATTGCTTCTGTAGCTATGGCAAATGGAAAAAATCCTAATACTTTGCTTACATATTCAGATAGCATGGATCAGTTTAAAAAATTATCGGGTACTGAAAGAGATGGTATTAGAGTTGGGCCAGTAGACCCTACTAAAATTCCTGAAGGGTTTGATTATTCGACTGCGTTTACACAAGACATAGAGTTGACTACTTCTTTGCTGACTGAAAAACCAGACCCTCGTGAGTTTAATACTCTTGATGAATTGTTTACGAGTGTTACTGAGGATATGCTTGGGCTTTCTCCTGAAGATGATAATTGGGCTACTCTTAAAAAGAAGAAAGATGATATTCTTGCTGAAATGCACAGAGTAGCAAGCTATAAAGATACATCAACACCTCCAGACGATACGCCCGATCCTCTGATTTCTCAAAACCAATTTAATAATGACATGAAGTCAAACAGAATTGGTGTTGCTGGTAAGTACAATCTTAAAACATTAGAAGGTGAGTTCCAAGACGTAGAAGAAGGGCAACAGCTTGATTCTCAAATTGCAGAACTAGATGCTGCACTTAGAACTAAAGAAGCATATAATGCATTAGAAGGTGAAAGTATACTAAAACAACAGGGTACTTCTAGGGTAAATGCTACTATAAACTCTAGTGTATCTTCAATGGGAGTACTTGCTAAACAAGTGTACGCTGCGTCTTTGAAAGATAATACACAAGGGCTAGGTGCAAAGTGGAAGATGCCAGAGGGTGTAAATAACTTTAATCTTAAAAATATGCTTGATAACGCAAAATATGCTGGCAATCTGACAGACCTAAATAGCTTTACAAGGTTTGTAGATGGCTTAGATTATGGAGATGTTATACAGGTTGATGGGCATCTGGCTGTATTTACTGGCTTTACTCAAACGTATAACGGACTTAAAGATCATACAGGAAACGTATTGGCTATGCCTCTTTTGTTTGTGGGCAATGTGCCAGATAAATATATCTACAGCAACATTAGCAATTAGTAATAGAAAGATTTAAACATGGGTTGGAGTTGGAATAACAGCGAACCTACTGAACAGGGTACTGTAATACCAACAGTACCTTCTAATGTAGAAGGACAAGATGTTCCAAAAAAGAAAACTAGTTGGAGTTGGGATGTTGAACCATCCGCAACAACTACTGTCACTGAAGAGGTGGAAACATCTCAACCTCAACCTTTGGCTACAGACAATATCATTGAAGAATATGGTATCATTGCTGCAGAGCAAGAGGTAGATGAAGAAGACTTACCTCAAACACTAGCCACTGATCTGATAGACTTTGGAGACATGCAGTTTATTAGTGATGATATTTATGGGAACGTAGCTAATCCTGATATGCAATATATTGAATCGGACGGTGAAAGTTTTGCGGCTGTTGATGCACCGTTCTTGCAAGATGCATATTATCAAATGATTAAAGAGGAATTAAAAGCTGACCCCAAAAGTCCATACTTGAAAAGTGAATTAGCACGTCTTGAAAATAAAGGGTTTGCTATACCTGAATATGAGGACGATCCAAGTACACCTTATGATGAGTCCGATCTGTTTACACGTATAGAAAAAGGTCTTCCTGTAAACGACAATAAATTCCCCCCAATATTCCAAGAAAAATTTATAAAAGAATTTAATCGACGTAATACGCCAGAAGCTATTGCGGAAGCACGTAATGCTGCAGAAGTAAACTACCAACAATTTTTGAAAGATCGTGAAGTGCTTTTGGAAAGAGCGCAAGATGCAGGGTTTGATGACATAGATAGTTGGATAACTACGCAAAGTGAAGAGAAGCAAGCGTTTTGGGAAAATAGAGCAAAGACACGTCAAGAGCATTTTGATGCAGTAATGCAAAAGTCTGATGACAACATCCGTGGTTCTATGTTAATGGCGTACTCTTTGTTAAACGCAGAGAACCCAGTTACTAGACGGGCTGCTGAACTTATTATGTTGTCTGATGATTTTAATTTATCTGGCGGTAACCTCGTTACTATTTTAGAAGAGATAATAAACCCTGCTGCTACAATCGGTGAAATAAATGTAGAGGCAGCTAGGTTCTCACGTCAAACGTATGGTGCGTGGAATAAGTTTATGGAAATCTTTGATGAAGCACGTAAGGTTGACCCTACAGATGAACGTACGCTTAAACAGTATTTAGGTGGAATGGCAAGTGCAGCCGCATGGACTACACTAGACACTGTTGCTCTCGCACTTCCTGCAGCTAATCTTGGAAAGAAGATCGCTAGACGTGCTGATTTTTGGCTAAACAATCCAGCGTATAACAAAGCACGTAATGCACGTAGAGCAGGTCAGATGCGTGAACTTGAGTTACGTGCCGCTGTACGCAATAAGGTTAAAGACAATCCTAAAATTGAACAGGAAATGTTTGATGATCTTGAGGCACGTGGTATGGTTATCTATACTGAGCAAGATGGTAAGAAGGTACTGGACAGAGATAAGTTACGTGAGGCAAGCCTACAGAAGACACGTGAGATAATGACAGGCGAACTAGTGGATGCGGATGGTAAGAAGATTCCAGTTAACCTACCTGAAGATTCTTTAACTGTACCTATCATAGATGCCAAAAACTTTGAGGGTATCGTAGCCACGTTGATAGACTTTAAGAAAATTGCACCTGAAGAGTTTGGCAAGAAGGGGGAACGTTCCATTGATACTATGGTACGCCTAACCCTTGAACGTAAAATAGAACCAACTAAAGTGATGCAGATACTAGCTGACAATGGACTCACGTTTGAAGAATTTATTGTAGGTACATTTGGTTCTGTTTCTAAAGCAGGTGAAGTTCTAGGTACATTCAGCGCATTGGGTAAAGTTAAACCTAAGAATATTGTTAACGAGATTGACTCAAAGGTAGCGATAAAACAAGAAGAAGTATTCTCTTCATTTTATAACAGATACTTCCTGCGTAGCGAGGCGATAGCTAAAGGTTCCTTGGTTGCACCAGTAGCCGTGGCTGCACGTAACGTTGCTAGTGGTATTGTACGTGCTCCTATGGAAGTATTAAATAACGTATTGTCTAACACTATGCTTGAGTTCTCACGTAAAGGTATTAAAGGCGGCGGTAAAGCACTTATACCTATGACAGACAATTCTGTTTGGCGTGGAGCACTTGATCCGTTGAAGTATATGTTTAGCGATCCTCGTAGCGCAAAGCATTTTTCTGATTACATACTAGAGCAATCGCCAGATCACTTGAGAGTAATCCGTAACTCGTTAAACGAAATACAACTTCAGTTAGGTAGAGGGCAAGCAAGCAAGAAGAACAACCCAATAGCTGCTGCAGACAGAGTGTTTGACACAATGATGTCTGACGCAGAAGACATGGTTGCTTTGCTGAATACACCTAACCGTATACAGGATCAGCTTATACGTAACGCTACATTCTATTCTGAACTAAAGCGTGTTGTTAAACGTGAGTACAACATAGACTTTGAAGAGGCTCTAGAAGAAGGTAAGTTGATGGACTTCTTTAGAGACTCTGAAACTGTACGTCCTAAAGATGCGCCCAGCTTTGCAAATCTTCTTGATCAGGCAGCTAACAAAGCACTGCGTGTTACATATTCTGCTGCGCCTGAGAACCCAGCATTGCGTAAGGTAGCAAACTTTATTGCTAAATCACCTGCAACTATTTTCGTACCGTTTCCACGCTTCATTGCTAACGGCTTTGAATACTTCGCTGAGATGGGTGCGGTAGGATACATCGCTACTGGTGGTCTACCGATTGGCGGTGCTGTTAAACCACTAGCACGTAAAGCATACAGCATGTTTGATAGAAGTATGCGTGGGCCGTTGACTGTTAGAGAGACTGAAGCAATTGCCAACAACATGATTGGTGTAGGTATCTTCATGGGTCTTACTGATCTATATGATCGTATGTCACCTGAACGTATAATTGAACAAGAGACTGACGAAGATTTACGCAATCAGCGTTCTGAAAACTATAAGAAGTTCCGTATACCATTTACAAATTTAGAAATGGATATAACTGCTGACTATCCTCTTGCACAAATGAGTTGGATTATACAGGCTACACGTGAACGTAATCGTGGTACGTTTGAGGAGTGGGATGCGAAGAACGATTGGATAGAATTGTTTTTTGGTGCTCAATCACGTACTGGTGTTACTAATATACTTGTAGAAGAACTTACAAATATGATTGGTAGTGTGGACAAGGAAGCAGATCAAGCTAAACTAGATCAGACTATTGGTAAAGCACTTGGTGCTTACGCTACACGTTTCATTAACCCACTATTCCAGATTGTTGAAGCTGAACGTAAGATGGGTTTCAGAACAAGTGAACGTAAGGAAGCACGTCAAGACTTCTTAGTCACAGACCCTAACTTCCAACTTGGTTTTACACGTCAAGCAAGAGCACGTGGATTGATGGACCCAGATGCAGAAGCAGCATTGGATCAGAAGCAAACCATTACCAACACAGGTGAGACACGTGATAATATTATGTGGAGAGTGTTGTTAGGTCGTGCTTTAAATGAACGCAATGCTACTATAAACTTTTTTTCAAATATAGGTATTGATGATCCTAACTACGATCTTGGAAGTAGACATAAGATGATCTCTGTGCAGTCTTATCAGAATGAGAAGGTCAGTGAAAAGATGCCTATGTTTATGGACTTAGCCAGATCAGCAGGATCACGTGCAAGAGCAGAGTGGAACAGGGATGCTGATCTTCAAGAAGCATACACTGAACCTGAGTATGTACGCATCCATATGCGTGACAATATAAAAAGTAACATCAATAAGTACAGAGGTATAATTGGTGAAGGTGATAGTATGATTAAGAAGCCTCTTGAAAATAGTATCAATAAATTTATGGCTCTTGGTAAAGATCGTCGTAGACTTGCCGAAGCTGACTTCATACGAATGACGGGTAGAGAAGTAGACTTTGGAAGTGTTGAAGATGTGAAAAGACTTCTTATGTATTCAGCAAAACGTGACGAATTAAAACGTAGATAAACAAAGGGGGCCATCACAGCCCCCTCTTTTCTTATCGGTTGTCACCTGACCCTTGAATGACACCCCTTGATTTCCTGTCATGTAGCTTACGAAGATTGTTCTTTGCAAGTTCTTTCATATCTACATTCAGGTCACGGCATAGTGCCGCAATATACCATAAGCAGTCCCCCACTTCATCTGCTATGGCATTTCTGTCAAACTTCCCATCACGTAATATCTTCTTTACTTTGTTGGCAACTTCCCCTGCCTCTGCCGCTAGACCTAGTGCAGGGTAGATTACCTGATGTTCATGTTTGTACACAGCAGTTTCTGCTGCCATGTCTTGATAAGACTTAAAGTTTAGGCTTTCGTACTTTTGCTCCATGTATGCTTTAGCCTCTTCCTCTAGCTTCATATTCCTTTACCTTCTCAAGCTGCTCGTAGTAGGCAGTATTAAACCCCCTAGTCCACTCACGATTCTGCATCGTGTCTTTATGATAGGGGCAGTTTACCCGCCCCCGTTTAAAGTCTCCGTACCCTTGTTCGTATTGAAACTTTAATGGTGCATCATACTTACCTAGACCACGTTCTTTTCTAGACTTCTTGTGTGAATAAGACATATGATATTCTCCTTATGCTATGTTGATTAACTCTGCTTCTGTGTAAGGTACATGATAGAATAACTCTCCCTTGAGAATGTTTCTACCCTTGGCTTCACCTAGACGATCCTTTGTAAGGCTTGTGTCTTTGATGCGCCACGCTTGCTTCAAATCTTTGCGAAAGATATAGAAGTTAAGTACCCCATTTTCCCCTTCGTATTTATCTAATAGCCTACTCTTACGTTCAAGGATACGTATATCCTTCCAATGTGTAGGCCAATCTCCATCCCATGCTAACTTTACTTCTGCTTCATTGAAGTATGTATAATCTTTTTTAGATGATACAATGTCAGCACCATAGTTTTCTTCTGTGCTCTCAATCTCATGTCCTGAGTTTTGCAGATATTGTACGAGGGCATCCTTTGCAGGGCCATCATATGCTTCATAAAGTGCACGGCTAAATTGCTTACGAGTTGGTCGATTCATTATCTTTCCTCCACATTAGTTCACGTTTAAGTTTAAGTTGTTCGTACTCGGACATTATAACCCAATCACGAATTTCGTCAATAGTTCTTTTGCACCCTGCACAGTAGCCGTGTTGAATACGACACACTTGTATGCAGGGTGAAGGAACTTTGCTCAGTGTAATCTTGCGATTTCTACTCACACTGTCGCAGTCCCGTTGCAGGATCGAAGTAACAAGCACCACCTTCATCTACGTAGTCCTGTGTCTCTTCTACCTGTGGTTCCTCTACTACATCCTCAGATGAAGATGCGTTTAGAATACCATAGCGTTTACCTGCTGCTCGGAATGTAGTACATCCAGATGCACCACCATCATAAGCATCCATGTAAACTTTCTTAAAGTCTTCCCATGATACATTGTCACCAACATTACATGTCTTAGAACATGCTGAGTCAACAAAGCGTGATGCCACGTTCAATACCTTCACGTGATCAAACACAGATAGTTCATCGGCAGTCTTACCCTTGATGCCAAACACACGGTAGCCATAGTCTTCTACTCGTTCTGTCTTAGGTCCGTCAAAGGTCTGGATAGTTCTGTCGTAGTAATGTGAGAAGACAGGCTCGATTCCAGAGGATACGTTGTCGGCTGACAAGCTGATAGTTCCTGTTGGTGCAACAGATAAAAGATGACTGTTACGAATACCGTGCTTGCTAATGAGATCACGAATATTATCAGGCAAAGACTTAGCAAAATCAGAACCAAGATACGCTTGGCTAAATAGAGGAAATGCTCCCTTCTCAATAGCCAACGACACAGATGTAGTATACGAAACATCTCTGATTACTCCCATAATTTCTTCAAGAGTTTTTAGGAAACGTTCACTGCCATACTCAAACCCTAGTGCTTCAATAGCATTAGCCACACCAGTAACACCTAGCCCCATGCGGCGTTTGCTCTTAGCCTCTTTCTCCTGTTCTTCTAATGGGTATGTAGCCCGATCAACTACGTTATCCATAGCACGAACAACGTGTGGAATATCATTCCGTAGTTGGTTCATGTTGAACACATATTTACCATCATGCTCAAGAATATATTTAGTTAGGTTAAATGAACCTAGTAAACATGCACCGTTAGGCGGTAGTGGTTGCTCACCACATGGATTTGTGGCTGCAATAGTTTCTACGTAATGCAGATTGTTTTTCAGGTTGATACGATCAATGAATAAAATTCCAGGTTCTGCCCAATCCCATGTACTGCGTAGTATCTGATCCCACAGTGCACGAGCATACACGGTTTTATATACACGTCCATCAAACTCTAAGTCAAAGTCTAGTCCTTCTTTTACCGCAATCATAAACTCGTCAGTCACACCCACAGATATATTGAACTGTGTCAATGTATCACTGTTGTTCTTAGCCGTGATGAACTCTTCAATGTCTGGGTGATCAACACGTAGCACACCCATCTGTGCTCCACGTCTATGCCCTGCAGATGCAATAGTCTTACACACTGCATCAAAGATACCCATGAATGACACGGGTCCAGATGACTTACTGTCTAGTGACTTGATTAGTGTACCACGTGGACGTAGTGTGCTGAAGTCGTAGCCAATGCCACCACCTAGTCTCATAGTCTCTGCTGCACGACGAGCAGCTTCCATGATACCGTCCATGCTATCTTCGATAGTCATAGATACAAAACAGTTATAGGGGGTCACACGCCGTGGTGCTCCCATTGCTGACTGTACACGCCCTGCAGGTAGAAAGCGTTGGTTGTACAGAATGTTTCTAAAATTACTAAAATGTTCTTCATTATCTTTAAGTGCTTCAGCTACACGTGTCATAGCTTCTCTAAATGTTTCGCCTTTTGAGCGATACTTCATTGCGTGTATCTCTTCTGAGATAGGTAATGTTGGGCCATAAGTTTCCATGTCTACTCCGTTAATATTTTTATTGTTCTTATGCTCATTCCGTCTATATCATAGACGAGTTCTCTCATTGTTTCTTCAACCTCTTCGTCAATGTGACCATCAACAGGAACAGGGTAATCATCTTCATCAATCTCCAAAGTCAAGAATACTTTGACTATCATCTTTCACCTCAATCAATTTGTTCAAATACCACTGAGCCTTTTTAAGGTCTTCAGTTTTGTTCTTGTAGCGATAACGCCACATGTATTTAAGTATGTTACCCTGTAGGTAATACTCAAAGCCTTCACCAGTTGCAGCTTGAATGGCATCAATGCACTCAATGCCAGCTTGGTTATAGTGTGGTGGTTGGTTTACATTGTCTGCCATATCAATCTCCTTAACTGAATCGTAGTTTAATTACGTTACTATCATCTTCCTTCTCAACAACAGGTTTACCTTCTTGTTCTAACACAGATGTAGTGTATTTGTAAAGCCTATTACGTACCTCTACGTCCTGCTCCATTAATGGAATAGCGGAAAGTGTTAAGTTAGTTACCATGTCTATGTGTGTATAGTCCTCTTCGCTTAAATAGTTTTCGTCTAGTGTAAGATACCCGACTGTTAATTCCCCTGTCCAATTATCACTGTCATCTAACACAGGTGAGATACGAATGATAAAATCATTTGGCTCAAAGTCTACGAATATTTTCTCTTGTTCTTTACTCATACTAACTCCTTTTTATTTTTTCTAATGGGAACTCTATTAGTTCTGGATGTTTATCTTTACCTTTCTCTTTAAGCCATTCCAGTGGTGGATAACGATCTGCGTATAAAAACTTGTTACGCTCACACCAGATGCCGTAGGTTGTCTTTGCCCCCTTGCTCAGTTTAGCTTTACTATTTGTAAATACAAACCGTATATCAAGGTCAGGATGTTGCTGCTTGATCAGCTTATGTTTCCTGCGATCATCTGATGTGAACCGCCCCTTAGTTTCTACTATGATACCATTAGGCAACACGAAGTCAGGGGTATAGGTGCGGTACATCAGGTCTTCCCATTCGATCTTGATCGCCTCATACTTTACAGGAATTTTATTTTCCTTCAAGTACTCCGTCACCTTGACCTCAAGACCGCTACGATACCCGTGCTTCATTGCTGCGCTAAAACGTTTCATTAGATAAAGGGATGCCAGTTAACACGACGAACACCTAGTGCCTTTAGTTCTTCACTAAGTAATTGATCAGCTTCCTTACGTGCTTCCATTGCCGCACGTAAACCTGCATAACGTTTCTCGCTGAGTTCACGTTTACGTTCACGCAGTTGTTCTTCAAGCATCTTGATCTCATCTTGAAGTTCTTTGATTTCATCATCACCTAACATTTAATACTCCTTTATTTCTACATAACCAACTGTCTTAGGTTCTTTGGCTTGTGACACCTTTGATGGTAACTCTTGTAGAGTAGGCCAACATTCGAAACGGTAGTCACAGAACTTACAGTTGTCATTTAACACATAGTTACCACTAGGCTTGCCCCGATATGTTTCAGGTACAGCTTTGAAGCAACGTTTAAACTCATTATCATTAACAGTTTCCACAGTGTTACTTATTTTAGATAACTCTGCTTCACTGTCTATGCCTTTGGCAGGTACATACTTGAACTCGCCATTGGCTTTGTTGACTACCCACCAACCACCTACATCTTTGTCGGCAGCTTTTGCGTAGCCAGCTAGTTGTCCTACGTAACCGAATGAATCCCCTTTAGATAAGGTATCGAATGATTCAAACTTGTTTTGGTAAGACCAAGGTGACGCTGACTTTACATCGTCAACAGCACCGTCAAGCACAAGATCATAACTACCCCGAACGATAGTACCATCTTTGTCTCCAACCTTGAGAGAGACTGTATCAGTGTCTTGAAACTCGACTCCTGATGCTTTGAGTAATCCTTTGAATACTGCTTCAACTATATCTCCTATCATCATGTTCATTACAAATGTCGAAGGCTTCGGCAGAGCAGTCTCAGGTTTATTCTTATCAAACCAAAGCTGACACGAAGGACGCCCAATGTTGGACATCCTAAGTGTAAACTCTCCACGAGACTTACCGCTGCCGAACTGACGTACTACAGCAGCCGCAACCTCTGCGCCAATCTCTTGAGCCTGTTCATCTGTGAACGTACTCTTCCCATTGGCTGCGTCAGTCATAAACTGGTGCAGTTTCATTTCGGCAGGGTGATGCATTACGAGAAGTCCTCTTCACTGATGTCGATAAAGTCATCGACTGTTGCAGTATCTACATCCTCATGCTTGTGAGCATTTTCATCCCATGCATTTGTGATGTACTCATTGTAGTTGGTGATCCATGCCAAGAAGTTACCTAGTGTTTCTTGTGCATCATCGTCCAAGTCCAATGTATTTTGCAGGTCTAGCTGAACCTCTGGTAGGTAGAAGCTATTACCATTTGGTAGGGACTGCTCACTTGTAGTGAGTGTAACGTAATGCATTGGTGGTAGTCGGCGCATCTTACCTAGTTTGGTAAACACACCACCGATAGTCTTGAACGCATCACGGTTCTCTACTTCGTAGATGAATGGCATCTCTGCCACCTCAACTGGATTACCAGATGCATCTACTGGATCAACCAGTTCAACTGTACCGAACACAGCACGAACACGTTTAATCTGACGAATCAAATCCTGTGTCTTCTCAGGCAGTGCCTTGAAGTCTTGGATGTAACCCGCAGGTTTACCGCAGTTGAACCCACCATCATTGTCTTTTAGATCAATGTTAAGGTTGTCAGCCATTACAGTCTTGATGTAACGGTTAGGTGTCTTGTCATTGCCCATGACGAAACGCTTATACATAAAACGTTGTACGTATGGACGAATGGTTGCTTTACTTGCGTAGTAGGTAGGACCATCTGGAATCTCCAGTTTGTATGTACCACCCTCAACAACTTCCATCTTCACCTTCTTGCCGTTTACTTCTGACTCACCCATGATAGGGGTGTGACTAATACGTAGTCGTGCAAGTGTAGACACCTTTGGTGCTTGCTCTGTATCGGCACTCATGCCCATCAGCTTTGCCATGTCTGTGAAGTTTGTTTGTGTTGCTACTTGATTCATGTAAGTCTCCTTTTCTGTTTTGCGAACTTATAGTTATATCAGGCTACGTCCTTTGTGTCAAGCCAGTTAGGACCAATTTTTGCTTCTAATAATAGAGGCACATTAAAGTCTATGTCCCACTTCTTGTTGACCAAGGCCGTAAGTATTTCATTTGTACGGTTTATTACTTTAATTACCTTTTCTGTTTCGTTTGGGTGAACGTCAATCACAATACTGTCATGTACTGTGTTGACTATGCAGGATTGCATTTGGTTTACTCCCATTAGCTTATCAATGTATATCAGAGATATAGGTACAATGTCAGCAGTTGCAAATGATTGCACGGGATAATTCTTAATCTGTGTGAAAAATGTCACACCGCCAAAGCGTCTACGTTGTACATCTGGGAATGAGAACTCACGACCTGATGGTGTACGTATCTTGCCTGTGTTCAAGGCTTCCTTGGCTAATTCTTTGTGCCAGTTACCAATGCCACTGTACTTGGTAGTGAACTGCTTGTAGTACGCAGCCTCTGCCTCTGTACGTCCGAACCCACTAGCACCATACAGCGGTGCGAATGTGTGTTCCTTGGCTTGTTGACGTGTAGTTGGTTGACCTGCATCAGAGATAACCTTTGCAGTGTACGAGTGTACGTCAAAGCCTGTGGTCACTTCCTCGATAGCAGTCTTGTCCTGTGACAGGAACGCAGCTACACGAAACTCTAACTGTGCGAAGTCAGCTTCCATTATCTGCCCACCTTCCCAACGTGACTTGAACACCTTCTTGATAGGGAACGTACCGCCACGTGGCATGTTCTGCATGTTAGGGTTAGACCCAGACAAACGTCCCGTATCTGTACGGTGTTGGTTAAGTTGTACGTGCAGCATACCATCTTCTTTCACAAAGTTAGCGATGCCATTGACGAATGACTTGAGATATGTGTCTACTGCGTTACGTCTACGAACACGCTGTAGAAATAACTCTGCATCTGTCATGCCTTTGCTACGTGCAATAGCTTCGAGGAACTCTAGGTTCTTAGCTGATGTGCCGAAGCCACCTGCACTGATCCACTTAGGTGATGGTGCGACAAACTTTAGCCCTGCGACTACTGAAGTATCAGTAAAAATATAGCCACTAGCATCACACGTCCCACAGCGATTAGTTCTTGAGTATAAAGTTCCATCTTTCTTTACCTTTCTTATCTGTCCAGTACCATTACAGTTAGTACATTGATGTGCTTTCTGCTTGTACAGTACTTCACTGTTTAGTTTTACACTGCGTTTGAAATCTGTATCAGACATACGATCATCAAACAACTCAGGCCACGTACCTTTGTCAATAGGCTTGCGGCTGAACACAACCCATGACAACTGCTCTGTGCTGCCAAGGTTGATCGGACGATCTCCCATGACCTCACGTACATGGGCTTCAAGGTCAGCAGTCAACTGATCATACTCAGCCTGAAACTCTTGACGCACTTCTTCAAGTGCATCCTTGTCTACCTTGAACCCACGTTGGTATATCTTAGTTAGATGTATCACTAACTGGTTAGTAAGATCGACTGTGCCTTTGAGTGAACTGTCTGCACCTTCCAAACGTTCAGTCAAAACATTATACAGTTCCTGTGTTGCATGGATGTCAGCAGACAAGTACTCAGATAACTCAGCATGAGGAATGTCACGTGTAGTGTACCCCTGCTTGAAGTATTCTTTCAGGGTGTCCTGCTTCTGTGTTGGTAGGTTATAGCGTTCAGCACACGCTTCAAGTCCTACAGTATCTTTCTGTCCACGGTGAAGCACATACTCACATAGCATAGTGTCGAACACTGGTCCTTCATATGTGAAGCCAGATTCCCATAGCCATACGAGATCGTGTGGTGCGTTGTGACAGATTAGAAGGGCGGCTTCATCCAGTTTCTTTTGGACAATGTGCCGCCCCTCTGTGGTGGGTTGTTGCTCAGAGTGATCGAATGTTACAAGGTCTTCGTTACCAAGATCATCTAGCATACCTACCATAACCAAAGTATTGTTTGCCTCAAAGGGATCAAGATGTGTTTTGTCATCTCGTTTTGTTACAGTGTTTTCTACGTCGAGGGTCAGTTTCATGGGCTATATATCTCCTTCGTGCCAATAATCCCAATCCTCAAATAC